TTGGACTTTTTGATTAATGAAAAAAATATCCAAAAAGCACAACGTGAATTTTTGCAAAACAACTTCAAAATTACTGATGAAGAATTACAGGATATTCTTGAAAGCATTTCAAAAAAACAATTTGAAGAAGCGTTTGGCTATGTCACGGATCGTATGCGCGGTGTAACTGATGAACAGTACAATTTGGCAGTCAAAATGGAAGAACGCCGTGCAAAGGAAGAAGCAGAAAACCCAAAAGAAGAAGAGACAGGATCGGAAGACTTAACCGATTAATATTTGAAAAGAAAAATCAACTGGAAGAATTACGATATTTCAAAAAGCAAGTATTTAAGGAATATGGTATTTTGCCAGACGATTTGGACAGTCAAGGGTATTTTTCATTCATGGAAATGATGAATGCAAAAGAACCTAGTCAACGAGCTGGTGATCCATTAGCTATTGCTAAACAAATGGGGTTGAAGATACCGGGGGAAGGAGAGTAAATGGTTGAGAGAATTCAGGCAGAGATGGCGACATCTATTGCCTTAGATACATTGAAAGCTACCAATAGTTTGCGTGGTTTAACTAACGCTGTTACATCTGTTAAGAATGCTTGGAAGTCGCAAGAGGCGGCTGCTAAATCGTCTGGTAACTATTTAAAAGCCTCACAAGAACGTTATCAGGGGCTTGGACGTGAAATGGACGCCCAGAAAAACAAGATAACTGAACTGCAACAGCGACAAAAAGGCTTGGATACCTCTACAAGAGATGGTGCCGAGTCTTTCTTGAAGTACGAGAAAAATATTCAGCAAGCTAATCAAAAGTTGGCTAGTTTAGAATCACAGCAACAACGTGCTAGGTCGTCAATGGAGTACCAGACAAGTGGATTAGCCAAGCTACAGTCTGAATACAAGCAAATGAACAGCGTTTCAAGTTCGTATGTGGCACGTCTCAAAGCCGAGGGAAAAGAACGTCAGGCAAACATTGGTCAAGCCAATACTCTTAAGTCTTCCCTATCCAATCTATCACAACAATATGCGAAACAAGCAGATGAGTTAAAACGTATTGAGTCATCAAGTGGCACAGCTAGTGAAGCTTACCGTAAGCAGAGCGTACGTGTGAATAACACGGCTACTGATATTGCTAAGATGAAGAATGAGGTTAAGTCTGCGCAACGTGAAGTCAATCGTGCTAATCCTTATGGGTTTGGTAAGCTTTCAAGTGGGGCTAATACAGCTTACCGTGCATCTGAAAAAATGGGAAATGGGTTTAAATCAGCTGGTCGCAAGATAAAAGATATGGCTTATTCGGGTGGTTTAGTAGTCGCTGGTTTAAGCGCATTAGTTGTCAAGGGTGCAAATGATGCATCTGAGTTAGAAAACTCATTTCTTAAAACAAATAACGTCTTAATAACAGGTGGTGAAAAGCAAGCGGAAGTTCAAAAAAACGTCAACCAAATGCGAAAAGACGGTTTGAAATACTCGACAGAATATGGGTATTCCCAAAAGACAATCGCAGATGGCTATGAAGACTTAGTTAAGCGTGGCTACACAAGTAATCAGGCATTAGGCGCTCAAAAGTCGCTGTTAGAGACAGCTAGAGCGTCTGGTGATGATTATGCAGACGTCATCAGGAACACGGCTACATCACTGGAAAACTTCGGTTTACGTGCGAGTGACACTAATAAGATGATGGCCAACACTAAGCTAGCATCTAACCAAATGGCGTATGCGGCTGATATGACAGCAACTGATTTCCAGAGCTTGGGTAAGGCAATGGAGTATGTTGGTACATCTGCTCATCAGAGTGGCTATAGCCTATCAGAAACCTCTTCTGCCATTGGTATTTTAAGCAATAACGGTCTTGAAGCTGATAAGGCTGGTACTGGTTTACGTAAGGTTATTAGCTCGTTACAGTCGCCGACTAAATCAGCTAATGGAGCGTTGGAGTCATTAGGCTTATCAACCAAAGATTTCGTTGATAAGTCGGGAAAAATGAAATCAATGACCGACATTTTTGGTCTGTTAAACACGCATACTAAGGACTTGTCACAATCTGAAAAAGCTTCGATTTTCCATGTGTTGTTTGGCGCAACCGGTCAAGCGGCAGGCGGTATTTTAGCAGAAAATGCTGATGCCCTTGGCAAGTTAAATAAAAAAGTCGAAGACTCAGCTAAGGGTCAAGGCTATGTTCACGACTTATCCAAGCGCAATATGAAGTCGACCAAGGCGCAACTTGATCAATTGAAAGTTACGATGCAAAACGTTGGCATGACCATTGGTAGTGCTATGTTGCCTGAGTTAAGCCGTGCATCTAAAGGTATTGAAAAAGCCTTTGCAAGCAAGGAAGGTCAAAAAGGACTAAAGACATTAGCAGGTGGTATTAAGTTTGCCACGGATAGAGTAATTGATTTAGTTGAATTTTTAGGAACACATACCACTGAAGTTAAAGTATTTGGTTCAGCGTTTGCTAGTGTTTGGGCGTTTAAAAAGATAAGTGATACGATAGGTTGGGTTAAGACAGCTATTGGTACTTATCGTGAATTAAACGGCGTCTTAAAAACCACAGCAGCATTAAATGCAGTTGGTATGGGTGGCGGTAAAGGTGCTATAGCTAAAACTGCTACAACTGGTGTTGCAACTACAGCAGCTGAAGTAGGATTAAGCCGAGCAGCAGGAGCTGGCGGTGCGATTAAAACTGCTAGTCTTGCTTCCAAAGTGTTGCCAATAGCTGGTAAAGTCACAGGTATTTTAGGCGCAGCAGTAGCAGGTTGGGACGTTGGTTCGAGCGTTGTCACAGCGTTTAAATCTAAAAAGGCATCAGATGGTTATAAAGCTGGTGCAAAAACAGCCGGCACTGGAATTGGTGCCGGTATTGGGGCAGTTCTTGGTAGTGTCATACCAGGCGCTGGTACCGCAGCGGGCGCTTTATTAGGTGCAGGAATCGGTGACGCATTAGGCAGCACAAAAACCGGTAAAAGTATTGCAGAGAAATTTGCTAACGCCTTTAAGAAACATCCTGTGAAAGCCCCTAAAATAGATTCTAAAGACGCTTACAAAGATTTGGATAAAGCTAGCAAGAAATATTATTCTGATAAAGCTAAACGTGATAAAGCTGATATTGATCTGTTGTATAAGACAGGCAATATGACTAAAGCTGAGCACGACAAAAGAATTAAAGAGCTTCAAGCAACTAGCGCAAAAGCTAATCGCATTGAAAAACTTAGTCAATCTGATAGGACTGCTGTCACAAAATATTATGCGCAACAGCGAAATAAATTAGAAGAAAAATTTTCTAAAGAAAAGCAAAAAGTTGGTAATAAGTGGGATAAGCAAATTACTAAAGACGCTGCTAAGTATGGTGAATCTTCTTATAAAGTGCAGCAAGACTATAAGAAGAAAGAGCAAGCGCTAGCTAATGTTGATAAAAACAAAAAGCAACAAATAAATAAATTGGTGTTAAAAAACGCAACACAAACTACTGTAAAAGAAGCAAAGTTGCATACAACATTAACTGGTAAGATAAGCCTGTCTTCAAGGGAACAAAAAACAATTCTTGAGAAACTAGCTAATTCTAAGGGCAAACTATCTGAAAAAGAAACTAAAAAATTGTATAAAGAGTCTCAAGCTCAATACAATGATGTTAAAAAGTTTGCTAAGAAACAAGAAACTGCTAAACAAACCTCTGCTGAAAATCAATATAAAAAGGTTTCCGAAGCTGCCAATAGACAATACAAGAGTGTTATTAGCTCTGCTAAAAAAGAGAGAGATGCTACTATTGAAGCGTCTAAAAACCAGTATAAGGGTAACTCTCAATGGGCAAAAGACCAACGTAAATATGTTTCTGAACAAGCAAATCAAAAATATAAAAACACGACTGAATCAGCAGGTAAAGAACGCGATAATATTGTTGGTAAAGCAAGAGACCAGCGTAATAAAGTTTCTAATAGTGCCGTCGATCAATATAATAGTACAGTAAAAAGTGCTCGCAAACAGCGCGATGACGTTTCTAGTGCTGCTGAAAAACAACATAAAAATGTCACAAAAGCTTCATATAATACTAATAAAGAGGTGCTATCTGGTTTAGATAAATTCTGGGTTCGCATGAAGGCTTATTCATCAGGCGGAATGGGCAAAACTTTTTCTCCGATAAACATAGGAATTTCAGCTTTATCTAAATTAATACGAGCATTCGGTGGTAAACATAATGCACTACCATCTATTCCGACTAAATTTGCTACTGGTACTGGTGCTTTCTCTAATTTCAGAAGACCTATTAATGAGATGACATTAGCCATGTTAAAT